ATCGGGGGTATTAACTTTGTGCATTATTTGGCTAATCCAATGACAGGTAAACCCTACGGTGGTTCAGCAGCTTCTCAGTTAAAGAATGTAGGTTGTTCTTTCGTGGTGGGTCACAAGCAAACATTAGATGTAGCTATTCAACCAGTGTTTGATGGATCACTTCGTGTAGGAATCATTGCAGGAGCTTCGTATCCTTTTGACGAACTTTATAAAGGCTACTATGGAAATAACCATTTTCGTGGTATAGTAATGCTTCATGATGTGAGAGAAGGATTTGCAGACCCTTCTTTTGTAAGTACAAAGTTCTTAGTAGAGAGACTACAATGAAAGTAAAAATCACTAAAGCATGTGACCAAAGATGGTGGTACAGTTCTCATATAGAAGAAGTGTTTACTGTAGTGAAAGCAGATATTGATGTATTCTGGGTAAGAGAAGTATCACCGCCTTATTGTTTGAATTTTATATTTAAAGAAGATTGTATTGAAGTAAAAGAAGTAAAGGGTGAAGATGGAAAATAATCAAATAGTACAAATTAAAGAATGGTTTGAGAAAGCAGTTCCAGAACCTACTGATAAAAATAGAGCAGTACAGGTTGGTGTTCACTTTGAAGAAGTAGATGAGATGTTGACTGCTGTAAACGGTCACAGTACAGGTAGCGTTGATGAGTATGCTTGGTGGTACAAGACACAAAGTGAAGGTGTGCACTTAAATGATGTAGACCGATTAGAACTGCTCGATTCATTGTGCGATCAAATCGTTACAGCAGTAGGTGTAGCTTATATGTTTGGTTTAGATATTGAGAAAGGGCTTGCTGAAGTTATCCGTAGTAATAACAGTAAGTTTGTAAACGGTAATCCAGTATTTGACGATAACGGTAAGATTGCAAAACCAGATACTTACAGTAAACCAGAATTGAAGGATTTTGTATGACAAAGAAAATGATTCTACCTACAGACCCTAAAGAACGTAAATCTATTCCTTTTGTTACTGGATTGATTGACTACTTTCCTCTTGCACTAGCAGAAGTAGCTAAAGTAAGTCTTGCTGGGCAAGAACAACATAGTCCCGGTCAACCGTTAGCATGGAACAGAGAAACGAGTAAAGACCATCACGATTGCGTTGGTAGACATTTAGTAGATCGAGGTACAATTGATACTGATAACATGCGCCACAGTGCTAAACTAGCTTGGAGGGCTTTAGCTGCTTTACAAATTGAACTTGAGGAAGAGCAGAAGGAAGAAGAAAGCGAAATAGAGAAGCTACGAAAAGAGCTAGAAATCTATAAGACATCATGTCTAAGAGACAGTAAGTGTCCTGAAGAGGGTTATCGTACTTCTAGCGAATCTATTAAACCTAGGTTTATGTTTAGAGGATAATAAAGGTAGTAAATGAAACAAACTAAAAAACCACAAAACAAACAAACCAATATTAAACCAAAGGAGATTATTATGGAAAATCAAGAACCAGAGAAAACACAAGAAACTGTTGAATCTGTTGTTCAACAAGAATATGCAGTAGGTGATACCTTTTTGTTTGACAGCAAGGAATACAAAGTAGTAGAAGTTCTACCTGATAATAAAGTTCATATTAAATGTAAAACAGAACCGTTCAATAGTCTTGTTGTAGATGTTTACGCTGAATAAAATTTAACTAGAAAACAGAAGAAAATTGGTGTATAATTAGGTTCTCATGTTGTTTCTTTGAAACTTCAGTACACCAACTTCTGTTTAGTAGAAGTTAGTAGATAGAAAGGTTATTATGCAGATTGCTGCTTTTGTTAGCGTTTCAATGTCAGAGCTTGCAATTGCAAAGCCTGATATTACTTATGATTGGATTGAAAACAATCAGAGTCAGTTCAAGGATATGTTATTTCAGTTAGGTATTGATATTACAATGCCTATTGATAAACAAGAAGATGTATTGCACCGTAATAAGCTAAATAAGATAGTTCAGTGTACTAGGTGGGTGGGGGAGGAGAGACAAGATTTGGGTTGGTTAGATAGCCCCTACGCAAGTAGGGAAGCTATTGATAAAAAGAAGAATAATAAACTTCTTAATGATTTATACCGATTACGGGGTATGGTTGAATAAGAACAAATAATTAAAGGTTATGATGAAAGAAATTAAATACGGAATTGAGATTGACCCAGCAAGAGATTCTAATTTCACAGAAGAAGGTCTTAATCTTCTAAAGAAGTTTTATGCAGCAGACAAAGGAGAAACAGCACAAGTAGCACTAGCACGTACATGTAATAATTTTAGTTATGGTGATAAAGCCCTAGCACAACGATTGTATGATGCAGCAAGTAAGCAATGGTGGTTCCCTTCTAGTCCTCCATTGTCTAACGCAGTAGACGGTGAGTGGGACACTAACCTAGTAAATCATCCTGACTTCTGGAAACCTGAAAGTAAATCAATACGTAAAAGCGCATGGGTTGGTAAAGAACCTAAGGCGTTAAACATATCATGTTTCTTAATCTGGTTGGGTGATACGATTAAATCTCAAATGAAAGCATCATCAGAGATTAAAATGCTTTCTGTGATGGGTGGAGGTACTAGCTTACAGTCACGTGTTCGTGCTACTACAGACGTTGCTCCCGGCCCTATCCCTTTTATCAAGACAGTAGACGGTGATATGGGTTACTGGCGACAAGGTAAAAATCGTAGAGGTTCATGTGCAGTATATATTGATGTAGACCATCCTGATATTATTGAGTTTATCAAGATGCGTACACCTAGTGGTGGAGATGTTAACCGTAAGATTGTTAACCGAAGCGGTGTACATCATGGTGTAAACTTTACTAAGAAGTTTGCTAAAGCAGTATTAAATGATGAAATGTTTGATCTTGTTTGTCCGCATACTAAAGAAGTACGTGATACAATACGCGCTAGGACTATTTGGGAAACATGGTTGGACGCTAGGGAGTTGACTGGTGAACCTTATTTCTATAACATTGATAATGCTAATGAACAATTGAATCCTTATCAGAAAGCTAAGGGACTTCGTAATTGGGGTTCAAATTTATGTAGTGAAATCACCCTACCAAACAATGATGATCGTACTGCGATTTGTTGCTTGTCTAGTTTGAATCTTGAGAAGTATGACGAATGGAAAGATACTACATTGGTACAAGACTTGATTCGTTATCTTGATAATAACTTACAATGGTTTATTGATTGGGCACCAGAAGATGTTAAACGTGCAGTATTCAGTGCAGAACAAGAACGTGCTGTAGGTTTAGGTGGTATGGGTTGGGCCAATTTGTTACTACATCGAGGTATTGGTTTTGAAAGTAACGAAGCAATTGAACTGAATAAAGAAGTCTGGAAACTGATTAAAGAACGTGCTGTAGAGGAAACTAAACGTCTTGCTATTGAACGGGGAGAACCTAATGATTTAATTGGTAGTGGTACAAGACAATCATGCTTATTGGCAATAGCACCAAACGCTAATAGCAGTATTCTTTGTGGTACTTCACCTAGTATTGAACCACTAATGTCTAATGCCTATACGCAAAAGACAAGAGCAGGTATTATGTTAGTGAAAAACAAGTACCTTGTACCTGTATTAGAACGTCTTGGTATTAATAATCAAGATACTTGGATGAAGATTGTATCTAATAACGGTTCAGTACAATGGATTGAAGGGTTAACAGAACAAGAAAAACAAGTATTTAAGACTGCATGGGAAATTGACCAACATGTGATTATTCAACAAGCTGAAGATCGCCAGAAATATGTTTGTCAAGCCCAAAGCCTTAACGTGTTCTTCTTGCCGGGTTCAGACAAGTCTTATATTAACTCTGTACATCTTAAAGCCTTGGTGTCTGATGTATTGAAGTCTATGTACTACTTCAGAACAGGAAGTGCTACAGCAGTGCAGAATGTACAAGAACAATCAAGGGTTGCTTTACAAGACTTTAAGGTTGAAGATAAACCCGATGAGGATTGTGTAGCTTGCCAAGCGTAATGTGATACAATATACCGTTGGTTAGCAATGACTAACGGTACTAAGGAACAAAGGAGAGACATGGATTATAAAGACTCGCAGTTTTGGTTGATGCAAGGCGATTGCCTTGAACGGATGAAAGAAATTCCTAGCGGTAGCGTAGATATGGTTTTAACTGATCCACCATACAACATTGCGAGGAAAAATAACTTTACTACAATGGGTAGAGCAGGTATAGACTTCGGTGAATGGGATAAGGGTTTTGATTTGTTTTCTTACATAGGTGGTTTGGCAAGGGTCTGTACAAAAGATGCAAACGTAGTGATTTTCAACGACTGGAAAAATATAGGGGAAATTGCAAAGTATGCAGAATCTTGCGGGTTTGTAATCAAGGATATGATTCGCTGGGAAAAAGACAATCCAATGCCAAGAAACAGAGAAAGACGTTTCATTGTTGACTATGAAGTAGCTTGTTGGTTAACAATGCCAAAAGCTAAATGGGTGTTTAATCGACAATCTACCACATACGACAGACCTTTGTTCAAAGGTAGTCTAACCCCTAGTAGCGAAAAAACAGAACATACCACACAGAAACCTGTCTACCTTATGAGTAATTTGATTAGCACACTAAGTAACAGTGGACAAACTGTTCTTGATTTATTTATGGGTAGTGGAACAACAGGTGTTGCTTGTAGCAACCTGAAACGTAAGTTTATTGGTATTGAAATGGATGCCAATTACTTTGATGTTGCTAAGAAAAGAATTTTAGAAAAGGAAATAAATGTCATTAACACAAGCAAGTGAAACCTACTACCCGATTTACCCGGAATTTGTAGCTATCACTGAAGAACATGAGAAAGCACACTGGGGTACTTGGGAAGTGTCCCTTAAAGACGATGTAATGCAATGGCAAACCGGTGTTATTCCAGAAAAGACCAAAGCATTTATTAAGACTATTCTACGTATCTTTACAGAAGGCGATCGTGTAGTAGGTGCAGATTACTATGACCATCTTATTCCTGCATTTAAGAACAATGAAGTTCGTAATATGTTAGGTAGTTTCAGCAATCGTGAAGGTACGCACCAACGTGCATACGCATTGCTAAATGATACACTAGGGTTTGGTAAAGACTTCTATACTGAATTTAAGCAATACCAGCAAATGCAGGAAAAGTTAGAGTTCATGCAAGACTTGAAGCATGGTAGTTTGAAAGACATTGCATTATCCCTAGGTAAACAGTGTTATGTTGAAGGTGTTGCTTTGTTTGCTAGTTTTGCAATGCTACTGAACTTTGGTAGACAAGGTATTCTACCCGGAATGACTGATGTAAATACTTGGTCAATTAAGGATGAGACTTTACATGTAAAAGGTAATGCTTTGTTGTTTCGTAAGTTTCTTGAACAACACCCTCGTATCGTAAACGATGAGTTTAAGAAGGAATTGTACGATACTTGTCGTAAGTGTGTAGAACTAGAAGATGCTTTTATTGATCTTACTTTTGATACTGGTGCAGTAGAAGGTATTACTAGAGAAGAAGTAAAACAATATATTCGTGCTGTAGCAGATTTTCGTAGCGTACAATTAGGATTAAAGCAACAATACAACGTATCTAATCCTTTCCCTTGGTTGGATTGGATTACATCTAGTACAGGTATGGAAAACTTCTTTGAAGTCAATACTACTAACTATAGCAAGGGAAGTATGCAAGGCGAGTATGATGGTGCGTATGCTAAGTATTCTAAACCTAATAAGTTTGTAGTATGGTCAAAAAATAACTGTCCTTATTGTGTGCAAGCAAAGAACTTACTAAAGCAGAAAGGCTATGATTTTGAGGAAAAGAACATAGAGAATGGGTATACAAAAGAAGATTTCTTTCAACAGAACCCTAATGCTAGGACTTTTCCTCAGGTATGGTTAGGTGATAATCTCGTAGGTGGCTACACTGAATTGGTGAAATACTTAACAAACAACTAGGAGACTTCTAAGATGGATATTTTAGTTACAGCGTTTGTAGTTGGTGTAATCTTTATCGGTTTAAACCGTAGAGACATCAATGACATTCGTAGTCAGATAGATGAGATTGTACGTGTGCAATCTTTGCTTGACAAGAAAGAAAAATAGTATACAATACAACCTCGTAAGGTTTTATCCTTACGGGGTTTTTCTACTTATAAAGGAATGTTTGATGGATTACAAAGATAATCGGTTCTGGTTAATGCAAGGTGACTGCCTTGAAAGAATGAAAGAGATTCATAGTGGAAGCGTGGATATGATACTATGTGACTTACCTTATGGAACTACAGATTGCAAATGGGATAGTATCATACCTTTTGATCTATTGTGGAGTGCATACAAGCGTATTATAAAAGATTCGGGGGCGATAGTACTTACTGCTACACAACCGTTCACTAGCGCACTGGTAATGAGTAACGTTGATTGGTTTAAAACATCATGGGTTTGGAATAAGAAGCAATCTGGTGGATTTGCCACCGCTAAATACCACCCTTTGAAGGTTACAGAGGATATTTTAGTTTTTGGTAGAAAACGCATTACATACAACCCTATAATGAGGAAAGGGAAACTAAGGTATAAAGGTGGATCTAAAAAATCAAATCAAATACAGTCGGGATTGAAGTCAAATCACCAATCTTTTAATGATGACTATTATCCGGTAAACATTATTGAGATACTAAACAACAGGATCGGTAAAGTCCATCCAACACAAAAACCTGTGGATTTGATGGAGTATCTGATAAATACATATACCAATGAGGGGCAAACTATATTGGATAATACAATGGGCAGTGGAACTACCGGAGTAGCCTGTTCTAATCTAAATCGTAAGTTTATCGGTATTGAAATGGATGAGGAGTATTTTGAAATTGCTAAGAAAAGAATATTAACAGAGGAATAAAATGCAACTAATATTAGAAATTTACCCTGATGAAGGTACTCTATCTTCAGAGTTACCTTTTCATTGGGAAAAACATGACTTGTGTATACTAGAATCGTTTTATACTGGAAACGGTGTACCTGTCTATATCGTAGAAGGAGATTACGAACTTCGTATAATTGACAACGCTGTAGTAGTTGGTAATACACTCAAGCCATTTTATTTAAGGAAACTAAATGACTAAACCAATAAGTTTTGATGAGTTTAAAAGTATACCAAAGGAAAACCCTTACTTTTCTGATTTAGTTATTGAGATTATAAATAAAAATCTCAGAGAAGCAGCAAAATCGGGTATGACTTTACCAGTAAAGATGTTCACAAGCGATCTTAAACAGGTGTTAAGGCACCATGAATCAGAATCTGGTATTGGTTCATTGAAGGAAGATGATCTAAGGCTACTAAGTTATCGAGGTGTTGATCTTGATAAAATAATAGAAGTTTTCTCTAAATGTGGTTGGATTGTAACCAAGGAATATGCTCCTATGTCAGGCTATGTCTTGTGTTTTGACAGGAAATAACAATGAACAATGATGATGTGTTAGAAGCTAACATAGCCAACATTGCACAAAACAATAAGGTATTGCTTGACTTAATGAAGAATCCTTGTTATATTCAAGCAGTCAATCTTGTTGCTGTTAGTACCAAGTTGAAATATGATTCTTTTGTAATGGTAGGATTTACAGAAGAACAAGCGTTTCAACTTACCTTGAATAATCTAAGTAACAGTATTTAAATGAAAGAAATCAATATGAGTACATTACTTACACAGCAGTTTTTAACAAACCTTCTAAACACTAGTGCCTTACAACCCAAAGGGTGCTTAGATTATTTAATTTCTCAAGGTATTAAAGTAAAACACTATGACACAGGTATTACTTTGCTTGATTACCATTTGACAGATTCTCAGAAAACTAACCCTATTGTACAAGAATGTAGATCACTTATCCTAGATACAAATACGTTTGAATTAGTATCTCGTAAGTTTAATAGGTTCTTTAATCATGGAGAATATCCAGAATACTTCAATGATTTTGATTGGCCTAATGCAATTTGCTTAGAAAAAGCAGACGGTTCTCTGATCGGTGTCTACAAGCATAATGATAAATGGGAAATCAGTACAAGAGGTATGGCTTATGCTGAAGGTAAGTTTCAAGACACAGAATTTACTTTTCGTGATTTAGTAATTAAGTGTTTTGGTTTTGAATCAGAAGATAAATTTCAATCGTGCTTTGATTCTATTAGTAATGGCGATCATACTTTTATCTTTGAGTTTACTTCACCAGATAATCGTATCGTAACACCATACAAAGAAGATAAGATGATTCTTATTGGTATTACCCACAAGAAACTTGACTTATTATTTAATTATGAATGTTTATTTGATGTAGCTAAACTGTTTGCACAAAAGTGTAATGTACGAGTAATCGGGTCTATCGGTAAAGGTCTTACTGTAGAGCAGGTCATTGAAAAAGCTAACCAATTACCTAACCTTGAAGAAGGGTTTGTAGTGTGGTGTCAGAAAACAGATAAGCGTTGTAAAATAAAATCAAGTGCTTACGTTGTAGCACATTCTATTAAAGGTAATGACCCGCTACCTACACGTAAGAATCTGCTTAACCTGTTCTTTACTGGTCAACTAGATGAGTTCATTGCTTACTTCCCTGAATGGAAAGAAAAGGCAGATAGTATTGTTGCAGAAGTAACACAAGCAATGCTAGAAACTTTTGAATCATACGAGAAGTATAGTAAAATTGAAAGTCAGAAAGATTTTGCAATTGCTATCAGTAATTGTAGTTGTAAATCTGTTTTGTTTCAGGCTAGAAAAGAAGATAAGACTATAGAACAAGTATGGAACGATTTACCAGCAGAGACTAAGATCAGAATGTTTGATAAATAGAAGCAGGACATGAAAAACCTTAATTCTTTACTATACAAAGACATTGCACAACCTTTCATAGGTTTTGAATTGAGTAAACATTTCATAGACAGGTATATAGAAAGGTTTAACAATCCAGAGATACTTGGTGATGTGATAAGAAAAGTAAATAAAGAACTCTGCTTGTTGATTTTTGATGCAGAGAGAAACAACCAAAGAACTTTATTGAAAGCAGGTAGTGTAGAAGTTCCACTTCTTTTAGTAGAAGGTAAACAAAACTACTATCTAAAAGCCCTAACAATTTATGAAAGGATTTAATATGAATATTGAGATAAAATGCAATCCTCATCCTAAAGCACCACACGGTTTCCTTAGAAACGAAAGCCATACTCAGGACAGATATGTTTGTGAGTGCGAGTTTTGGGATCCTTGGGAAGATGGTTACAAAGAAGGGTATATGAAAGGTTATGAAGAAGGTAGAGATTCTTTATTAAATACTGATTAGAAAAACAAAAGGATAAACCTATGAACATTACTACAGAAGATTTTCCTCATGTCTGGAGTTACTACTTTGATTACGATTTGAATAGTCCCTCTGGATTGATTTGGAAAAACCCACAAGGTAAGGCTAAAAAGGGCAATGCAGCAGGTACAAAAGAGGATAACTGTTGGAGGGTTGGGTTACACGGTAAAAGGTACAAAGTACATCGAATTGTTTGGTTTTTAATTCACAAAGTCTTACTTAACAGATCGGAGCAGATAGACCATATCAACAGGAACCCTTTTGATAATAGAATTGAGAATCTTCGTGTTGTTAGTCAAAAACTAAACAACAGGAATAAAAACAAAACTAAGAATAATAGGACGGGTGTAACTGGAGTAGGTGAAATTTATAAGAACGGGGATCTAAAATTCATTAGTTGTTCTTGGTATGACAATCTTGGTAAAGACGTCTCCGTGAACTTTAATGTTAATAAAATAGGTCGGAGTCTGGCCTTGAAATTTGCGAAAGAACTCAGAGAAGCGAAACTAAAAGAAATGTCAGAATCTATGGGTTATACGGTCGATCACGGAACGTAGAAAAACAAAAACCCACAGGAACCTTTATTAGAGGCGATCCTGTGGGTTTTCTTATTTGTGCTACCTTACCCATTAGATTAAAATAATAATCTGTTCTAGGTAGGTTTAAATAGGTTTTAGAGCAATCTATCATCCTATAATATGTTGGGTATTACTATGTACGATAAAACTACCATTGCTAAACAGAAACCTAATATCAACTGTAATATACGGTTTTCATACTGCCTAGAATCTTCAGGTAGCTTAGAAATACTGTCAAGGAAGCTATAGAAAAATAGCAAGCATAACAATCCACAAACAAAAGAAAAAGTAGTCATATAGTCCTTATAAATTAAATTTAATACGATTTACGTACTATACTTAATTTAGAAAACAAAGTCAATAGTTTATTTGTAATTGTTCTGTATCTTAAATTCTTCTAATGTTTGTTTTACAGAATCATACTTATCGTAACATTCTTGTAAACTAATCTTTAATCCTTCAGTTCTGGTAGCGAACCAGATAGCCACTGTTGCATCTTCTCTATATAGTCTACTTGCATCCACGAATCCGGTACTTTCTTTATTTCCGGTATCTCTGGATATATTACTTCTGCTTTCGTCACGGGTTTTACGGTTGTGCAGGCTTGTATTAAGAACAGCAACCCTATTAGTAAGATTTTGTATTTTAACATCTTTTTCCTTTTCTATTTCAGCAAACGTGTCCTTTAGTTGTACAGAAGTCCAGTATGCTTCTTTAGTAAGTTCGTGATACTGCAATGTACTTTCTACTAAGTATTCTTGCTTTGCTTTATCTACTGCTTTATTTAGCCTAGATGTATGCCAGAAGAACAAACCACTTAATATGAGAGCAATCAAACCTAGTTTAAACTTCCATCCTGCAACGATACTGAGTAGTTTTGTCATTTAACATCCCTTAGACATGTGTTCATTTCATCTATCCTACGGTTATGAAGTCCTTTTACAAACTTACCATCTGAGTAGCTCCAGTTAGGTGTAGTACCATCATACTGATACGCTAGTAGCCTACAACCTAGTTTATTATTTCCTAGGTTGAAATGCTTAACTGCTTCTGAACCACAAGTCTTGTTTACGCCAAAGTTCCAAGCATGTGAAGTAGTTGCATCAAATACTGATTGTGGTGGTAGTACACGATAGCACAAAGCTAGTTTTTCCTGTAGCCTAGACAAAGCAATTGCTTCATTGGTAGTACAATCTTCAGGTGTCCACTTATCACCTTTAATTAGTCTTTTAGGGCTTACGGCATTGGTTAATCCAGAACAGACTGTTAGAGTATTACTTGCTAACTTATCTTCGTACACGTACAAGTAAGCATCTGGGCTTGACTTATCTGGTTCCCATTTATGAAGTAGCCCTAAAGCTGCTGTACTGGATAGAATCAGTGTACCTGCAATGTGTGGAAAATACTTAGTTATATTCATACTAGTCCAATCATTTTAGTTATTGCACCAACAACTGCCAGAAGAATAGCACTAGCAGCACCAAACACAATCTTCTTTACAATCTTAAACGTACTTACTTCTTTTTCTAAGGTATCAATACGATGTTCCATCTTAGTAGTAATTTCACGATGTTCTTTGAAATCTCGTTCTACGCTATCGTGTTGTTTGTCTCTCAAACTATTTTGTGCCTCAATTTGGACTAACTTATTCAAAGCAGAAGATATTTCCTTCATGCTGTCTTTCAATGAACCTTTAAGTTCAATCACATCGTCTTGAATAGAGTTAACACGTTCTGCAATTACTTGTACTGTTGTATCTTCTGATCTTCTGTCTTTGTAGCTCATACTACTTCTTTCTTTTCTTATATGATATACCTACAGTAGACAACATTGCTTTTTCTGCACCGTAGTTAATTGAATTACCTATCTTGTAACCGTATCTAGTACGTTTAACAAACTTACTACCGTTAGTAATTTGATATACTTCGTATATTCCTTTTACTTCCCTAATAAGCCAACCTTCTTTACCTTTGTCTACTTCTACATCACCCCAAGTTTTTACTTGTTGTAAATCTACTTTAGTAAGTTCAACACCTTGGTCAAATGCTAACTTGCTTGCACGATTACGCCAACCTAACCAAACGTACCTAGCCATAAAAGACCTAGGATGACGACCTTTACAGTAGTAAGCATCCCCATTATAATCAGGATGTGTGTAAGGTATGCAGTCAGGGTCACCGGGTTCTCTAACAGTAACCCAAGTACCGTCTGCTAGTTGTTTACCCCAACCGTCACCGTTTAAACTTACTTCGTTATCCCAATTAGAAAACAAACTAGGTAGTTTATCTGCTTCACGTTTAACAAAGGGTAGTACCAACAGCATTACGTAAGGTGCAGTAGCATCGTACAACAATCCAGATAATGCTTTCTTTCTTACGTTAAGTAAACAATGTACTGCTTTAGTTTTTTCTGATTCAGGTAAGTTACTATCATCAATTACCTTATAAGGTTCAGAAGTAAAATTAGATATTAAACCTAATATTACTAATAGAAAGAAAGGTAGTAATATAATAATAGATATAATAAATAATATACTAACCATTGGTCTTATTTCCTGAAAAGAATTGCTTTATATTTAACATACTTGTTTTTATACTTTGTTCTTGTTGTTTTACTAAGTAATTAGCGTACAAGTCTTTTACTATTTTCTGTAGTTTACAAGGGTCAATAGTAGATGCTTCTGGTATGTTTAGACCTTCTGCTACTACTTCACTACACATTCTTCTATCTGCTTTATCGTGTATAAACTTAGCAATAAAACCTAATATAGCTTGCCAATCATACATGCTACCTTCTACACGATTAAAGAACAAAGCTAGGCTTTCTGCGTCAGTATCTACAATAGGTGTAAGTTCCCACTTAGTTTTATCATCAAAGTTTATTCTCTTGAATCTTACACCACCTAGTTTACCTGCCCTACGCTTAGACCAATAAGGTAGTATATCTGTACCAGTAGAACTTACTGCCCACAACCTACCTTCACTATCTGGTTGACAAGTACCATCAGGCATGTATTTATCAACACCGTCAGTAGGTTCAAATACTAATTCAGAATGAGAAGCACGTAATGCAGTACCACCGTATGGTTTCATACGTAACGCTTCTTTAATACCAGATAATCTTAATCTAATTAGGATATTACCTAATCCTTTGTACCCCGAATGAGTACCTACATACGATGCTAATAACATATAAACCTTATGAGAAGTATTGTTTACGCAATGCTAGGTTTTCTTCTGGTTCTACCGGAGTAGTAAGAATATCAGTAACTTCTTGGCTAGTCAAAATAGGGCTAGATATAGTACCAACACCTTGTAGCGTATCACCAGCTAGATAACCTAATGTACTAGCAACCCTAGGGTCTTGTAGATTAACCCATTTACGTCTTGCTAAGTCTTTACTAAATGCTTGAACGATAGGATCAGTAGATGTATCAACAGCTAATGATTTAGTACCTAATCTATCAACGAAAGGGCCAATATCAATATACCATTCATATACTGGTGGTTCAACAGGTTCAGGAGAGGGTGTTTCAGGGGCTACAGGAGGGGTAAAACTTCCATCCCAACCCCAACCTACACCGACTCCTAATGACTGCTCTAACTCAGTATCTAGGGCTTCTATATGGTCGTATTCTTGCTGTATAGTCTGAATAAAACCAGAATCCGCAATGATTACATTAACTACGGTATTGTTTTTAATAAGCGCGTATTTCATTTATTATTCCTTATTATTACTTATTCAAACCACACTACTTGGCAATAACCTTGATAGCCAGCACCACCTGCGTTTGCAATTCTGGCACCTCCACCACCACCCCCATAGTTAGTAGCTGCTTGACCTGCTGAGTTAGCACCGCCGTTACCCCCACCTGAGCAACCTGACCCACCATAAGATGCGCCACCACCCCCACCACCACCGCCCATACCGTCTATACCAATACCACCGTTTTGACCGGTATTTACGTTAGCGTCTGCGGCAGAACCGTGTCCACCTTTTAGTCCTTTACCTCCTTTTTGAGAAAAAGAACTACTGCTAGTTGTTGGAACGTTTACAGCGTTACCGCCTGCTCCACCACCACCTCCACCTCCTACTGAAGTGGCAGCAATAGTAGCACCGCCACCACAACCTCCGTCTAATCCATTACCATTACTAGCTCCACCTTTACCACCACCCCCACCTTTGGCAGTAAGAAAAGCACCAAAAGTAGTATCGCCGCCGGTTGCACCATCAGTACCAGAAGATGTACCACCAGTGCCACCTGCCCCAATAGTTACAGTAACAGCAGTAGATACAGTTACGGGTGTCCAGTCAGTAACTTCACCACCACCGCCACCACCTCCTGCGTAATTGGAAGCTGTACCACCCCCACCCCCACCTCCACCACCTACTGCTCTAACAAAGCAATTGCCACCAGAAGCTAGTAGCTGTGCACTAGGTGTAAACGTACCACTTGATGTAAAGTTTTCATATTTAAGTTTACCACCACCAGCAGCAAATAACGTACTAAAATTACTCATACTAAATCCTTATTTTTATTATTAAACCCAACCGTTAGTAGCGCCTGTATATGCTAGTACAGCATCGGCAGTTAAGCTATCAATAGTCATATTACCGCTAGTATTTCTTATGTCTTCACCGTTAGGGTCTATTACACAAGTAAGAACACCAGACATATTAGTAAAACCCACCCTATCGTTAATAACAGGACTAGCTGGTAAAGTAAGCGTACATGAACCAGTAAACACATAATGTCTACCTGCTACGGCAGTAGTATTTGTAGATATTTCTACGATACTCAAACCTTGTAATGATATTAAGCTATACCACCCTGTAGGGTCTGCTGAAGGGTCTGTTGTACTTACACCACCGGGTGATTTACGTCTATAGTTTTGTCCGTTAGCAGGACTCCAAGCTACATCACCTTCTGCGTAGCTAGTACCAGATACCCATTTAGTAGCACCAGATACTGCTGTAGCAGCTACTACTGCTTGTTCTGCTTGTACCTTAGCAGCATCAGCAGCAACTGCACTAGCAGCAGCAGCAGAAGCCGATACGTTAACGGCAGTAGCTGTACTGTTGATTTCACCACCTACTGCATTTACTTCATCACCCCAATCAGGTAATTCACCTAAGAATGTATCTGCTCTACTAACAAAGTTTGTAGGGTCACTTCTGCTTGGTGGTGTACTTAGCGTAGTTATTGTTGTTGTTATTGCCATTTCAAACCTTTTTAACCTTTATTGTTTTTGTTATTTACATAGAATTTCATCAGATCAAACCTTCAATTTCCAGCGTACATAAACTATGACTAGGATATGCAATTACTGTATTGAAACTACGGTAGAAACCGTAAACTACTAATGGTGCATATTTTGTGTCAGTAGAACCAATCCACACACTAGGTATAGAACTAACATCTGTAAGTATGTTTTGTAAGAAAGCTAATCTATTATTATCTACATAAACAGTAGCAGACATTCTTTTGCTTGTTGCTCTCGGTACGAATGTTGTATTACCAAATTCGTCTGTTATTTTGGCACTATAATCATTATTACTAAAGCTAGCACCTTGTTGGGTTAAACCTAACTCATACGTCCTACCATATTTAAATACACCAATACCACAGTCTCCTGTATTAGTTAGTGTAAGATATATAGTTCCGTTCGTATATAAAGGAATATCGGTTATTACTACGTCTTTAACATATTCTATGTCACTGAAAAAGTAATCATACCAATCAGTAATAACCGTAGATATTAAAGAAACAGTACCTGTATCATAAACAGTAGTACCACCTACTCCGTCTTTAACTTCTACCCTATAAGATTCTGCATTAAGGTTAAGCAAGGCTACACTATCAAATCTAGTACCGGGTTTAACAACTACTTCTAATGGGCTAGAAGATACCGTAGAAGTATTTACTTGGTCATCAAACATTGCTGATCTATTATCAGGGCCTACTAATAACCAATCTGTAGGACTAATATCTGGTTGATTGCCTGTGTTACTATTTACTAATGATTCATAAATATAATCACCATAATATACCCTATCATCCTTAGCATAAGTAGTACCTGCATTGTATGCAGGATTAACTTCTGTAGCATTTGTACTTATTCTCTGACTTACGTCATATTCTAAATTCTTTAGTAGTTTCATTTCTTTTAATTATTATAAAGAAAGGGTGAATTAACACCCCTCCCATGATTACTAATTAACCAACTACTATACAGCAGAGGTTTGAACTGCATCACCAGCAGAACTAGGTACAATAACACGTTCAATTAGTTTAACTAATTTATTAGTATTTATTGCTACTGCTTGAGTTTCAATACTTAATCTATCCAACTTAGCACTCAATTCAGAATCGTTACTATTACTAGACATCATCTGTTTTGTTTGTGAAGCTGTATAAATCCTAGATGGGCCAGTTGCTTCTAACTCAGGGCCATTCTCACCTACTAAGCGTAATCCGCCAGAATGTAAGCCACCGGACGCAAACGCAGGAATACCATAGTTTGCAAAGTGAGCAGCTATTTCTTCTGGAGTAAAGCCTAAGACTCTGGCAATATCTTCTTGGTTGTAACCGTGGCTATTCATATAGCCATACAACAAAGTAGTGCTACCTTTATCGTCAGTACCCCACTGTAATGCCTGTGCATACTGCAATAAGTATTTGTCAGTAGCTGACATATTACCGTAGTCTACACCACTGCTGTTGTTACTACTAGAGCCTTGATCACCAACCATACCAAAGCTAGGGTTAGCAACATCGGCGGTAGTAGGTCTTGTACTTCCAGTAGCTGGCGGTACTAACGCTGCTTGGAAGGCTGCTAAAGCATCAGCAACCGATAATAAAGCATCCTTGATACCTAAGGCAGCATTCATCTGTTCTTTAGCGGTAGCTAATAAATCATCTAAATACTGTATCTGGTCTTTGATACCTTTTAATATCAGTTCTTCGTTAGTAAGCTGTTCTTCTGTTTGGTCTTGTAATTCAAGCAAATCAGCAGCTAATAACAACTTGGCTTTATCAGATTCAAACTTAGTAGCGTAAGTATTAGTCTTGACTTCGTTCTTAACAGCAGTGATAGCTTCTGTCAAAGTCTTGATGTCAGGTAATACACCAGTAGATAATGCGTTACTGATTACACTTCTACCTTGGTTAGCAAGCATACTGCTTGTGCTAGTAACTTCACCGTAGAGTTCTCTTACATTGCTACCTAATAGTTCAAAAATATTACGTAGATTATCTACGATACCTTGTTGAGTATTAAGTTGGTCTTGCAATAGTTCTTTCTGCGAATTTACTGCTTGTTCTAAAACAGAATAAGCATCTTCTAAACTAGACCTAAACGCATCGTTAACTGCATCACCTATAGCCGCCGCACTATCTGCTATTTCTGCAAACATTGGTGCAAGTTGAATCAAGAAAGCGTACATCTTACGACCTTCTTCTGTGGACAGGTCTTGTGCTTCTACTAGCTTTCTGTATTCTTCTTTGTTCTTAGGTAATGCTAAGTTATGTTTACCTAATTGTTCAGTAACACTTCTTATTAAGTTTGCTCGTTTTTCTTCTTCAGAATAATAAGCATTGTAGTAAGCAGACGTACTATTAGTAAACGCTTCAATAGAACCAAACGCATCAATTAACTTACTAGCTAAATCTGCACCAGATAAACTACCTTGGTACAAGGTATAACCTAATGTATCAAATACTGCATTTACAGTACCTAATGAAGTAGCTAATCTAGTAAGTGTCTCAATTGCTGTTTCACCTTCTTTAGCATATTCACTAGCTGCGTATGTAGTACGTTCGATAGTATCGGTAACTGTTCTACTAACTAAATCCCAGTTATCAGGGTCACCAACCCTTTCAGATATTGTTCTAGTTACTTCTTCAGTAGTAGTAGTCCAAGTACCTAATATCTGTTGAGCCATTTCATTATTAGCAGTAGCTAATGCTTCTGCAATTTTGGCTTGTGCTTCTTCTGGTGTTAGGTCTTTTAGGTCAATGCCTGTTCTTGCACCAGTATCAGGGTGAATTTGAGTACCTAAACCTGTACGGTAGTTTTCAATCTTGCTAGTATCAAGTCCAAGGCTTTTAGCCATGTCCACGGTATTCTGACGCATTGCTTTGTAAGCGTCTTGGATAGCTTTAGATTGAGCACTTTCACCTAGGTCTTGAACACTATAGTCAGGGCCAGAAAACAAAGAACCACCCCTGCGTGTCAGGGTGTAGTCCCTAAGGGCTGCATCGCCACCTAGCTCACCCATGATACCACCACCTACTACTTTCTTCTTACGGAAAAGACCGAAAGCAGCAGCTAATGCACCAATACCGGCTATCCAAGGCATCGCAGCACCAAGACTAGACATGAAACCACCACCAGCAGCAGAGGCAGAAGCACTACCCCCTAGACTTGCCAAGGCACCACCATCTATTGCTATAGAGCCTGCACCCACGCCTGCTCCGACACTGCTACCAAAACCTAGCGCACTACCAACACCGCCCAAGAAACCAGTTCCAGACGTTAACCCAGAGTACAAAGAAGTTAACCCTTTACCAAGTCCTAGTAAGTTACTGATACCACCTAACAAACCACCACCTGCTGCCCCACCAGCACCGCCACCTAGTAGGTTAGATAACCCACCTAACGCAGCGTTAACTACTGCATTTACTACAGCATCTATTTGTAAGGTAATTTTCTTACGCAATTCAGCAACAATAACATCACGTAGTTTCTTACGTCCTGCTTTACCGCCTTCAAACAATGCAGTAACTAAAGCATCAGTAATACCGTTCTTTATATTACGAATAGCAGCATCAAAATCTTCTGCAAACTGTATTACTACTTCACGGTTAATAGTTTTTAACTTTTCAGCGTAGTTGATGTCTAGGTCATTTAGCAGTTCTTGAACTCTTTTATCTCCTTGAAGTTTAGGGTCATTTTCAATCTCCCTTTTCTTACGAAGATACTCATTCTGTTCTTTAGCTAGTTTGACTTGTAACTCTTGTTCTCTCCTGATACGTTTTTGATCTTCTAAGGTTTGACCTAAAAGACTTTCACGCATATCTAAGTTAGAATTTTCAATGTCTAAGGCTTCTTTGGTTTTAAGGATTTCTTCTTTAAACTTAGTGTACGCATTAGTAGCATCTTCTACTTCTTTTTCATGATCTTTCCATTGCTTAGTACCTTCAAACAATTTAGCTCTAGCTTCTCTTGCTTGTTCTGCATTGTAAAAACCTTCTTTTTCATATTCATTGATTAGTTCTAATTGCTTATAGTATTCTTTACCTAAACCACTAGACTTACCTAACAAACTATTATAAAGTTCAGTAGCTTTGTTTCTACGTTCTTCATTATCTGCTTGTATTTCAGTAGTAGCAGCTAAAGCGCCAGCAGTCATCACTTGATCTTGCATACGTCTAGGCAATGCTAGAAACTGTTTATCGTTTGCAAGGTCTACTAATTTCTTCTGAGATACAGTAAGTTTTTCAGTAGCAGCATCGGCTTCAATAGTCTTAACAGTAAACTGTTGCATCAAGTTATTAAAATATTCTTGTGCTTTGTTTGCT